GACTTCTTCCAATTTGTTTTCCTGTTCACGTTGTTTACGTCGTTCTTCCAACTCAGTGGCTACAATACTGTCAGCCTCCTTGACAAGTTCTTCCATCGGTGTGTCTGGCTTTTCCTTCTGAAGTCGTTCCAGAATCTCAGCGGGGTGAGAAAGAGGGGCTTCGTCGGGCTTGGTGTAAAACTTCGAGTTATCATCACCAGGTGTAAAATTATTACTTATCATCGCATCCTTCCTCTCTTGGAACATACGAGCCGCTTGGGACTGATTCTCCTTGTATCCAACCATGATTTCCTCGAGTTTTTCATTAGTGTAATGAACATCTTCGATAGCAGTCGGGTCAGGGGGGATGAGTAACCACTTATACATGTCCACTACGTAGATGTCAAATGTGGGATCCTCCTTCTGAAGACGCTTGGCGTGATGAGCCGCCTCATCACGGTTGGCAAACGCACCCCTAATTTTAATTCCGAACTTGTCATTCTTTTGGGGAGCTTCGGGTCCAATGACAGAGAGGCACGCGAACAGTTGTCCGGGGACGGTTGTGTAGTCTTGGGTGAGAGACATTATACTGTATACATTCTTCAAAACTTTAAGCTTAAAAAAATAAATCGATATTTAAATATGCAGAGATTTTGGGACGATCAACCTGTGGCTAGAGAAGGTGTGAAGAATGGGGAAATTGATTCTTCGAGGATTGTATCACACGAACCTGTTCCACTACCAAATGGTTTTCACTGGTCTACATGCACACTTGACGAGTCTCATGAGTTTTTGGGGGAGCAGTATATCCATGACGGGGAAAACTTCCACTTCAGATACACTAGGGATGTTTTAAAATGGAGCACACAGTTACCTGGCTATGAAACACTGGTGATCAGAAGAAACGATCGAACAATAGTTGGTCATATTTCAGGTGTTCCGATGAGAGTGAGGTTTGAAGCTGAAATTATAGATGCAATACAGATGAACTATTTATGCATTCATTCAGATTTTAGGGAGGCGAAATTGGTACCACTTTTGATTTTGGAAAGTAGACGAAGAGCAAACTTGAAAAATATGTGGCACGGGGTTGGAACAGCTGTGAGAAGTATGTTCAACCCTGTCATTAAATCGAAATATTGGCACAGACTATTGAACGTGGAACATCTATACATGTCAGGATTTCACAAAACTGATCGTTTGAATGAAAAATTCCATCGTGTCCGTGGTCCTTCAAAATTTACTTGGAGGAGAATGACTATAAAAGATGTAAAGATAGTCACTAAAATACTTACAAAGTACAACTCACAGTTTAAGCTCGCGGCTACAATCGATGATGAGTATGTGGAAAAATGGTTTTTACCCATCAACACCTACATCGATGAGGAGAATGATAAAATAATATCTTTCTATGAAATTCCTTATCACAAATCGAATGGTTCACACATCGTGAATCAGGCGTATAGATTTTGTATAACTGAAGATGTGTACAACGATGCATTCATTATTGCAAAGAATCTCGGTTATGATGTTTTCAACACGTTGGATGTAGGAATAAAACCTGAAATCCTGAAAACAAATAAGTTCTTGGAGGGTTCTGGTCACGTGTATTATTATCTTTTCAATTGGAACTTAAGTCGAGACGTGAGAAATGAAGATGTGCACATGATTTTACCTTAAAGTTTTTAGTCGAGGTATATACATGGAAGAGATTCGTAAGAATCATAACGAAGCCAAACGTGCATTGATACAGTCTGTCACACAACGTGGTAACAGTATATTGGACGTTGGGTGTGGTTTTGGTGGAGATCTTCAAAAATGGCACAAATGTGAAGCGAATATAAACATGTGTGACCCGGAACCGACCGCTCTCGTAGAGGCTAGGTCCCGAGCGAAAAATATGCACATGAGGGTAAACTTTTACGAGGGAGATATTCACAATTGTCCAAATAGGAAACATGACGTCGTGTGCTTCAATTTTTCATTGCATTATATTTTTGCGACGAGGGACTTGTTTTTTAGTTCGTTGCGTGAAATCAAAAAAAGGATGAAACCGGATGGAAAACTAATAGGTATCATTCCAGATTCCGAAAAGATTATATTTAAAACACCATTTATGGATGCTGATGGTAATTTCTTCAAACTTAAGGATCATGGGAACGGGGGGTTTGGGGAGAAGTTGTTTGTGAATCTGACTGATACACCATTTTACGCAGATGGTCCAAAATCAGAACCGGTCGCCTATAAGGATTTACTTATAACACATTTGGAAGAGATGGGATTTAGATTACTCTCATGGGAACCTCTACAAGGAAATCCTATATCAGAGTTGTATAGTAAATTTATCTTTGTATATAAAAGATGAGCATACCCTTCATATTGTTGCTCATAACTGTAGTCTTTTTATTTTATAGAGCTAAACGACCTGAGAAACTCAAAGAAGTGAACGAGAAGTACAAAACTCTCAGGGAGCATCTTAGGGAGACTAAGAATGAAAAGTTTCACACACTAACCCAACACACCCCAATAACTGGTAAATTGTGGATGAAGGGTTCAGTGGGGACAAACACCAATAAAGGTGGTGAAATAGTTTTATGTTTAGACGGTAAACCGAATGAAATATTCCACGTCCTCATCCACGAACTCGCACATTGCACTTTAAAAGAGTATTCACACTCACCCGAGTTCTGGAAAAACTACGAAGAGTTGAGAGATATATGTATCGACATAGGAATTTACGAGAGGGTCACCGAGAAAACTGAATTTTGTGGCCAGCATATCCAGGACAAATAATCTCAGTCTAGTTTAATGAAGACACCACTCAGCGTCGTAGCAACAGCTGTAGCCTACTGGGCGGCCCTCTATGCTGTGTTAGTTATTCCTCAGTTTTCTAGAAGTTACGTAATCAATCTTTTCTGGATGACTCTAATCGCGCCGAACGTGATGCGTTTCGCCGTCGGTAAAATCCCACAACTCGCAGTAGATCGCGGGTTTTTCCTGGTTTCTACTCTCATCGCGTTTATTCTCACCTACCTGATCAATCGGATATCTCCTGATACACGGGAGGCGATGAAGAACAACAGGGCAACAAATGATAAGAAACTGAAACTTGGTTTCTTATTATTGGGGACATTTGCCTTTGGGGCGATGGTTGCATATTTTGCTGGAATGGATAAATCTATTTACAGTAACATGGGTTGGGAATCCAACACTAATTTTTAACAACGTAATCCTTAATCATAAAGAAAACGACAGCCGCTACAGCACCTGTAGAGGCGAGACCTACCAAACTTCTACCCCCTTGTTCGTTAAGGAATTTGGGGATAGAGGTCGCGAGTCGATCCTGAATAGGTTTACTTACTGAGACAGCGGCGCAAACACCCGCGACGAGTGCGGTGAGTTGATCATCGGTGAGGTTGAATGGGTTTTTACTGGCTGGCTTCTCGGCCTGAACCTGATACGCACCCTGGGGATTGGGGGCAGTCATATGTGGCATCGCACCCTGCATTCTGGGCTCTTCGGCCATCATCGGGGGTTCCATCATGATATCATTAATTGATGTAGAATCCATCGTCTCTTTATGTTCACTTACATTTTTTTCATGTTGAATATACGCTTCGTTATGCTTGAAAGTAGTTGTTGGGTTGTTGTTTACAGGCACCATACCCTCCCCGTCGTCTGCGAGATTCATGGTCATAACGTTTTCGTGAGCCATTTAATATACCCGTAGGTTTTTGAAAAAAAATAAAGACGCATTATTTAGTTTTCGTGATTTTAAGATTGGTCTTACGTGTCGCCTTCTTGGCATCCTCTTCTCGCATATCTCCATGCTTGGGGTTGTACATTTTCTTGTGAAGTTTCCATAAGTCCGAGCTACCCACCCTAAAATTCTTCCTGAGTGTAGCTTTATACCAAAAGACACAATCCTGTATTTTGTTACTTTTGACAGTATTGTCCAATACGAGGCACTCGTAGTTCTCTGTGCAGGCGTCCATCACTTTGCAGAACATATCGAAGGATGGGAAGATACCAAAAAAAGATTTATACAACTTTTCACGATTTTGAATGATGTTCTCACGAAGAATAAAAACATAGTCGACGTTCGCTCGAAGCGCTGGTGGTAAATCCATCACATACTGCATCGTTAACATGAAAAATATCTTCCAGTGTCGCCCATTCATGAAACACTGACGAATGCATGTGTCTTTGAGGAATTTTGAATCATACATACAATCATCGAGTAACATGAAGGCGCCACAGTTCTTCGTGCCAGCACCGACAAGTTTACGTTGTCTCGCCATCACTCTCTCTATAGCGTCTCGGTCATAATCACCGTACACAAACAGGTCAGGAATGAACTCAGAATAGAAGTGGTTACCCTCTTCTGTCCCTGAAAGAACTATACCAGCTGGGAGGTGTTTCTTATGATACATGATATCCTTCACCAATGTCGACTTACCAGTGTTACGCTTTCCTATGAAAACACAAACCCTATCATCTGTAATTGATTCGGGTTTGAACTTCCTAAGTTGGAGGTTCATTTCTAGTATAATTATGGTTTTTATTAACACTCTTTTTACTCATCCTGACAAAAACGTTTTTTTCTGAAGAAAACATTATACACACATTGTAAATGATTATGCAAACAGGTTTTAACGGATCTGGGGATGATGGAGCTGCTGACAATTACGTAAATACTATGATGGATATACTATTACCTATTCTCGAGCAGAGTATGGTAATCGCGGGAGAATACATGCGGGGATGTGACAGGGACACGATCCTCCCTGAGGATGTGGAGTATGCAATTAAATACTGCGCTACACACAGGGTTGGACAGGTTATAGGTAGCACAATGCCAGAAATATATGATGAATCAGACTCAGAGGAATCATCGATAGAAGAAGTCGCGATGGAGGACTGCCCAGAATTTGTGAGATATTCAGGAGACGACCAATTTTTAAATGAAATCAATCGGGCGTATGATAATTGGGACACTTGGATTCCTCAGAGTCCGACAGAAGAGATGTTAAAAAATACTATTAATACTAATGGACATCTCAGAGCCTGAGCCGTGGTCGTTCAACAATGAAGATCAATTCAAGAAGTATGAATCAGCAGAAAGTTCTACAGATGATTCAGACGATGAAGAAATATTTTCAAAAAATATTAAAACTAAAAAGTTTAAAAAAATAGTCGGAAAGGAGAAACTTTCTTTCGAATAATTATTTTCCTGCCATATTGTATATAACCATGTCTGCTGCTATTATGCCAACCGTAAACCTCGTATCCCAGGAGCTCCAGAGCCAAACCCTCAACTCCATCGTTGCCGGTTTCTCTTTTGCCGCTGCCATGTCCTGGATGGACTTCGTTCGCTGGTCGATCACCCAGATCGTCAAGGTCCCCAAGAACGGTGGTTCCCAATACGTCCTCACCGCCCTTCTCACTACCCTCCTCTCTGTTGTGATCTACCTGATCGTGACTGCTATTAACGGACGTGTATCCAAGCCCGCTCAGCCCGTCTACGCGATTACTCGTTAAGAACGTTTTTTACCCATAGACATGATCAATATAAAACCAGTGAAAATGATCAGGGTAATGTAAATGTACTCTATTTTCCATTCATAAAGATTCCTCTTTTCGGGAATGCTTATTTCTGGCAACTTCTCTTCCTCTCCTTCTTCCACTGGTTTCTCCTCCAGGGGTGCCAAGTTTTCCAATTTATCAGTCGAACAAGTTAATTCGAATTTTAGGACGTGATCTTGATTTCTGAAATCGTAGGGGATCAGACGACCGTGACTCATGTAGAAAAACTCGATGCGAATATCCTTCAGATGCTTAAGGGGTCCAGAGTGGAAACTGTGTGTGACCTTATCATCCGTGCCGCTCACGTTCACAAAATCGGTTCCATCTAGGAGGATGTGACCAGTGTAGTAAGGTTCTGAAGTGTAGACCGTCTGATTCAACTTTTCAGATCCAGACGAGATGCGCAGCACTAGGGAATTAGGTCCTTTGAAGTTCGCCGCACCGAACTGCCCACCAATATCTTCAGCTGGTAAACCCAGTATTTGATGCATGGTCGTTTTTTTTGAATTGACATCGTCATACCCACCTGATCCAGTTTTGAATTTAAAAGTTTTCTGCCCTCCCATACCAAAACTATTCTTTGA